TGAAAGTGTAGCTACGACGGAAGCAGTTGACGGTTTAGTTGGCGAACCAGAAGCCGCGTATGTTTGAATTGTTACGTCTACGTTAGTGGTAGACCAGTAAATCTGAACATAATCACCCGCGTTCATAGATAGAAAATAGTTCCAACCCTTAATGTCGTGAAACGGGACACCCGCACTTTTTCTGGCGGGCATACCAACTAAACCAGTCGAGCCAGTGATGTCTGCGTCGTTTTGCTTTAGCCAAATAAAGACGTCTTGGGGGGCGTTATCCAAGTTTTGTAACTGCACACTAAACTGCAAGTTATATATACCTGCGTATTCCACAGTAATTTTAGAGTTAGAAACAACCGACACCCCGTTTGAGAAGTCTGTGGTGTCTAACGTCATCAGCGTAGCGGTGTTAACTGTGGTTGTCTGATCTGTAAAATCCGAAAACGCCCCGTACGGAAACGCCAAATACCTACCACCTGCGTTACCTGTAATTTCTGTTAATGCATTCTGCAATTGGTTAAAGTACAGACGCAGAACGTTTGTAAACTGATCCTGATACCGGCGCTCGTACTGATCCGTACCCAATGGCAAGTTGGGTGGTGCAGGGTTAATGATCCTATTTTGTGTTGTCATTACCGTCTGCCATCAGGACGAATATCTATACGAGGCGCACCCAACTGCCAGACCGTGTTAATCTGGTTAGAGCTAATCTTGAAGATCATCTGGCGACCACGCATACGGGTGAAGATCATGCCGGTGAACTGTTCGGTAATCACGTATGTACTACTTTTTGCTACAGGTTGTGATGCCGTGCTTGTCACGCCAGAGCCAGAATTTGCCAATCCGTAGAGCGTCATGGACACCGAAGGCGTAGCCCCAGTAGGTGAGTTCTCGGCGTTCTCAAAGGTCAGATCAGGAAGGACGCGCCACACAAAACCAAAATTATGTCCGTCGCCAATGTCAAACTCTGAGGAGGAAATGTAGGCATCAATAGCGGTAGTTGTTCCTGTTTCATTGTTGTTTAGCCCATTCTCGTGATACACCAAGTTGTTGCTGTACGTAGCCGCCAGCGGATAGTCAAGCAAGCCAGAATCCAGCCATGCTGTTCGTTGCATTGTGCCGTAGTACCAGATTTTTTCTAGGTAGTTGTAGATCACATAACTGTCAATCTCGTTGCTACCAGAAGAGCAGTAGAACCACCAGACTTCGTTAAAGCCCTCGTTAGTGCCAGCAAACACCTGCGCGGCTTGAGCTTGATTAAAGTTACTAAATATGTGGCGACGCAAGTCGCAGTTAAGCGTTTGCACACGGCCATCGTAGGAGTAGAACTTGTCTACACCCATCCAGTACACGATACCGGAGGCAATCACAGCGGCGTTGGGGCCTTGGATTGAAATGTTGTCGCCAAGCAACTGCGGTGCCCAGACGTATGGGGGCCCGAGGTATTGAAGTGAATAAATGCTGGAGTCAGTAAACACTGTAATCTCTTGGCGGGTCTGTACTGTGGCCACAATTTCAGAACCGTGAGATAGTCGGGTAAACCCTGCTTGGTTAGTTGGGTCTGGCGTCCAGTTATAGATGTCGTCTTGCGCTGACCAACGGATCAGCATAGGGTCAAGCACTGCACTACCGTAGTCGTTGCAGCCAAACACAATAATAAAACGAGAAGAATCCGACACCACTATATTGTTCTGGACAGTCGGCACGTCAACAATTGTTGACACTGCGCCCGTGCCCGAGGAAGATGTATTAACAGCAGCACCCGCGCCATCTAGTAACTTAAATGTTAAGCCGTTTACTTCAAACACATAGTAAGTCACACCAGCGGTGATACCTGTTGGCAACGAGCCGCCAGAGAATTGAAGTGCTGCGCCTTCGGTATAAAGTATGGTGGAAGTCACCACAGTCGGCGAAGCGTTGGTAAACGACACTGTGCCGCCGAGAGAGTTGAGCAGTACCCCGCGAGTTGTCACCCCGCCCGTTGCATCCCAATAGTACAGACCGCCACCGCGTGGGCCAAAGACCAAGTCTTCGCCGTAGTTAATCTGGCTCCAAAGCTGTAAGCCAGTAACAGATGTTGTACCTACGCCCCAAGCACCAGCGCCCCAAGCACCAGCGCCCCAACCCACAAGAGGAACAGCATACGCAGGGCCAGCGTTAAGTTGATACGCTGCAACGACAGCCGAGCCACCCGTTGCCCCCGCCGCTACTACAGACGATGTTGTGATTGTGTAAGAGTTGGCGTTAACAAGCGTGATCTGGAACTCAGCATTTAGGACAGATGCGTACGTACCCGTAACACCGCTAAAAGTAACAAAAGAGCCGTCGGTTGCGCCGTGGGAAGTGGCGGTTACTGTAACCGTAGTTGTGCCGTTACCCGTGAAAGGATTTGCGCCAAGCGTAGTGGTTACGCGAATAGGCGTAATGTCATAGTACGCACCACCGTTTTGAATGTAGAACTTTGTATTAGTACCAACACCCACTAGGTTGAGGTTGCCCAGCGTTGTCCAGTTCCAAAGAGAACGGCAAGTGCCGTTAAATGTGTTTGAGGATATGCGCTGCCAGCCGCCTAAAATCTCTGGGTTGCCTTGACGGAAGCGAATTTTGTCGCAGTCATACCAGCCACCCTCGGTGGTGTAGCGGGTGTTCTCTTTATTTACGCCCGGCTTGAACAGTATTTTCTGTAATGGCATTGGTCAATCCAGTAGAGCGCACTCAGAGGTACGCCGTTTAAGCAAGCCCGGCAAAACTTTGCCGCCACCTTTAGTCCAGAGCATCAGTTGTTCTTTTGCGCCTTCCCAATCATTGGCGTTGATTTTCCTCTTTAACGTAGATGTTTGCAAGCGCCCAATACCAAGGTTGTAACAGAAATCTACAATGGCGTTTAGCTTTCTTGGATCGCCTTGTGATGCAATCACTAGCAGGTTTGGGCAATGCCTAACCGCACCGGGTGCGTATGTGTGCAGAAGCTCTGCCATCAACAATGCTCTGGCTGTTGGCTCGTCCATTGGCGGGTCTTCTAGCGTTACCTTGCGCCCATCAGCGTAATAGGTAGAGCCGTACCCAATCGTAGCCACATTAGCTGGACACAGGTATGGCTTGGCCCGATAGCCTTCAAACCGTCGGCACAGTTCAGCAGCAAGCTCCAAGTTCATAGGCCACGTTGCTTCAAAGTTCTGTCAAGGAACCAATAGTTAATTGTCCCAGACAACAAGGCTGAGAAGTCAGGTGTCATCATGGTTTTAAACACTTCTACGGCTGGCGCACCAGCAAGCCATGCGTTCCATGCAAACCATACGTGGATAAACGACCAGACAAACAGAACCCAGTATGTGACCACTGGACGCACAGAAGCTGACAAACTAGCAACCCAACCGCCTGCGGATTTGACCATCTCGGCCTGCTGAACGATGGCGTTGTTAAACGCATCCATGACACCTACGTCAATAGCGGCTTCCCGCTGTGCGCCTATCTCAGCCAACTTCTGCTGACCGCGAAGCGTTTCTAACTCACACTGACGGGCAAACATATTGAGTTCGTGCTGGCGCTCATTCTTCCTGTCAAAGAACTTTAGAACTTCAGGCGCAAGGCGGAACAGACCACCAAACACAGAACCTAGAATACCGCCACTTAGAATATCAAACATTGGATTCCTTTATCGTAAACATCAGGTTTTTATGTGCAGGGTAATTGACAATTACTTCACCTTCGGGGCACTTGTATTTAATGTGAGCCATTAACGTAGCAACGCCGGGTGTCACTTGCGCGGTAGTGTCAAGCGTAAACTTGTACCCAAACTTGTCCACTGTGTCGCTGGCGGGGCCTGAAAATGTTGCAATGCTAGGTTTGGCTGGATGTACAACCAACTCAGAATCCCGCACTTCTATTTTAAATGACGTAACTTCGCAGTTATCTCTGAGTTTCTGACGAGCTACTACAACCTTAAATTCGCCGTTTGCAGGTGCATCGGATATTTGAAAGTGTTCTGGCGACCACTTGAGGATGTCTTTATGGAACACACCAAACTTGTCAGCAAGCGTATAACCACCACCGATCATGGCAGTTGAGGCAGTTACCGCACCAATAATCTTGGTGTAATACTCAAGTTCCATATCAACTCAAACTCCATGCAATCATGTACGTACCAAAAATGACGAAGGCCACTATACAGGCCGCCGCAATAAATGCTTCAGCCCAGTCCCACATGATTAGACTGTGGTAGCAGCCCAAGGTAGCGCAGGTGTCACTACGGGTGGGTTAATTTGGTTCTGAATTTGAGCTTCTACAGCCGCTTCCGTTGCCGTTTTGTCCACGCCGTTAGCCCAGACCCAACCCAGTACTTGGTCTTGAGTCAGTTGAGCGTAGGGTGTGAATGCGCCCTCGGGTGTGGGCACAGAGCAGGTTGAGTAGATGGAGGCGTTGTAAGTTCCATCCACACCAGCGCATGTCCAGTGCACTGTAAAAACAACATCAGTGTTGCCGCCCTCTTGTGGGTAGCAATCCATAGCTGTAACTGTCCAAGTAATAGTAGTCATGTTAGTCCTTTAAGGTTGTGTGGGCCAAGTGATTGTCCAAGGGAAACCAGCTTGAGAGGGTATGTCACGCAGTGCTTGGCGATATGTTGCCCATGCAGTTTTATCTGCGGTGCTGTCGGCGATCTGTGTCCAGTCGCAATCTTTGAGCATCTCTGTACGTGATCTGCGTACATTTGCGGCTTGCTCTGCGTCTTTCATTGCCTTGTATTCAGACTCGTACTCAGCCGCTGTTTTAGCGGGTTGGTCATCTAGCGCAGGGGTGTCAATAAAGATTGGGCCAAGCACGTACTTGGTGTACCACTTGCCGTCTAACTGCTCCACGCCTTGACGCATTGAGTACTGATATACCGTACCGCCTGTAGCCTGTGGGCCTTCAAACACAACATCTGCGCCGTGAGCATTCAGCCACTCTTCGGTTTGAGGTGCAACTGTGATTAGCTCTGAAGGGTTTTGGGCAAGCAGTAGGTCACGGAACTCGTTCCAAAACATTACCGCGCCTGATTGTCTGATTCGTATTTGCATGATTTTTCCTTATGCGATTGCCAAGAAGATGTATGTTCCACCGTTTACATTGATGGCGGCTAAGATGGCTGAGTTCAACGCAAAGCCTGTTGAAACTGTTGTGACAGAACCAAGCGTTGCTACTTCAGCCCCTGTGCTGTTAAAACGCAAATACGGGTCTGTCAATACTGTCATACCACGGGCTGTGTCGTAAACATACCAATCACCCATGTCATCAGTACGTTTGATAAGCACAAACCTTGCCCCACCCGCACCAAATCCACAATTTATGGTTTGTGTTGAGCCATTGCCTGTGTAATTTCCTACTTTTGAAACCCCTGCACAAGTGGCAAACAAAAAAGCAACATAAGTTGAAGCATTTGCGTTTGTTAATCCCGCACCTACTGTAATGGTTGTTGCTGTTGGTGCGGCAGCATAATTATTACCACCACTACCGTAAGTATCTACGGCTGGAACACTATCAATTCTATTAAGAATATCCCTAACATACGTTGTTGATGTAAAGTTGTAGTTAGCGGCCCAGTTAGATATTCCATCGTTTGTACGTTCTTTAATTAACGTAAATTCTGGAGTTACCGTTAAATTATGGGAAAGCACTAACCCAGAAACTCCAGTGCCGGTGTAGCAGATTTCATCAAAGAAGCTGGGAGCGCGGCGGAAGAAGTAATCAACATAATCTGTACCCGCTGAATTTTGATACCTTACTGTTCCATCACCGGTTTGCAAATATGTCATTCCCAATATGCCATACACGCTTGATTGCTCGTCTGCTGTGCTTGCTGTGTAAGAAACGGGTGATGCGCTTGATACACCCCTCAATCTATCGAACACATTAGACGGGGGCGCACTTCTGTCACCACCAATAATTAAATCAATTGGAAATCCAGAAGTTAATTGCCTTGTTGATGAGTTATTACCGCTATACGTAATTGGCAAAAACACATTGGTCGCAACCGTAGGCACTTTCATTGGGCCTCTGCGAATGGCTATGTAGATGAATGTGTCTGTAGTATTGGTTAAATTTGAACCCGGTACATTTAATGTAAAACCGGTTGCTGTAGGTGAAACAAAAGCGCCATTTGCTGTTACAGGATTTTCTGCATCGGAAGTGTTTGCTAATAATGTGTTGTCGTTTCCAGAAACGGGCATACCACGCATATTGTCAAAAATAGCCCAACCTGTATAAGCACTTGTAGAACCTGTAGCTCTTTTAATCATTATCCATTGGGGTTCATATCCAAGGGTAACAGTTGTAGCTGTTGAATTGCTACCTGTATAAGACCCGCACGTAACCACGTTGTCTGAACCCGTTGCGCCAAAGCCTCCTGCGTTGTGGGCAAAGAGGTAGGCAACAAATGATCCACTACCGTTTACGGCGGCGCTAGTACCAACTGTAAATTGCGACGATGTTGGGGATGTGTTATTCCATAAAAGAGAAGATGTAATTGCGCCGCCTGTGCCACTTAAAATAATTCCTTGTGTGTTACCAAGTGACGTGTGGTAGCAAATCCAATTGTCGCCATCTGCGGTATATCGTTTAACTATGATAAACCCGGGCGTTGAGCCAAGGTTATGAGAAATATTTTGAGGATTTGCACCACCGTTACCAGAGTAGGTCACAACATCAAAGAACTTTGGTTGCTCTCGGAATGTCCACGAAACATAGGTTTCGCTTGAGCTTCCATTTGTTGACCCGGCTTGATTTGTTACGTATCCCGTCGAAGTAAAACTACTGATTCCAGAACTTACTTCGCCAAATGTTGTTGCAGAATTTAACGCATTTGCAACGCCTCTTACAGTATCAGTCAAAGAATTAGGGTTTGCTCCATTTCTACCTTTAGACCAAATTAAACCACCGTTACCTGATAGGTTGATGCCGTTGTTAATGGTGACATTTGAACCTGAAATACCTGTGTAAACAAACGTTGAAAATATTTCTTCAATGTAAACTGGAATAATGGCAGACGTGCCGTAGAAGTTCTGCACACTGATCTGACCGCTACTAGGTACAGCGCCATACGTACCCGATGTACCCGCAGGGACTAACCCGCCACCAGCGTAGTATTCATTCAACGCAATCGGGTTTGTACCGCCAAACTCAGTTTGGATGTCGGAGAAGGTCAGGGGGCCTGATGCTGGTAGTGTCATTTATTTAGTCTCCAGAGCCTTGACCTTGGCTTGCAGTTCGTTGATGGCTTCGATCAACAGGGGAACCAGCTTGTCATACTGAACTGTTTTGTAGTTCTCGCCTGACTTGCTGTTGTTGTTCTCATCCAAGTCAAACGGTGCGGCTTTGACGATCTGTGGCAACACTGCTTCAACTTCTTGGGCGATCACACCGACTTGCTCTTCGTCGCTGTCGTAGCCAAACGATTTGGCTACTGAGTTGTTTGTGTAGTACACACCAGACAACTGTGCCACTTTATCTAAAGCATTTTCAATCTTGCCGCTGACAGTTTTAAGTCGTGCGTCAGAGTAGTACGCAGTAATGTTGCCTGTTGCGTAAATTGCACCAGCACCGGGGTCTGATGTTGTGCCTACTGAGAAACCACCTGCGGAAGAAAATCTGGCTCGTTCTACTTGGTTGGTATAAAACCGTTGATTGGTAGCACCTTCTGAGTACAGGACTAAATCATTAGAGGTTGACGCTCCACCAAGAATTACGCTTGCTTGACATAAGTAGGCAGTGTCAACCCCGCTTTTTCTTAAGGTAAAAATCCCACCGCTAGCAGCGGCGTTTTGTCCATCAGCGACTACACTGCAAACACCGGCTGAGTTAACAACATGAAGCCGACCTGCTGGCGAAGTTGTACCAATACCTACATTGCCTGCGCTTGTGAGACGTAATATTTCTCCATCGTTGTAATCAAAGGTAAAGCCATTGGTTGAGCCTTCCATTGTCAAATCCCACCAATTACCACTACCTGAGGTTTGACGGAAGCGACTAATCAAATCCTTGCTTGCGTTTGAGTTAGTAAGTTGAATAAGCGTGTTTGATGTGCTTGTTGACGAAAAGTTAACAGGGTTATTACCCGCAGTCGTAACACTAAATTGACTGCCATCATACTGAACCGCAGACCCAGTAGCCAATGCACTAGAACTAGATGCGTACACCACACCGCCTGATGTGAATGATGTTAAGTTTGTACCGCCGCTAGATGTGCCCAATGTGCCAGCCAATGTGACTGCGCCTGTTGTGGAGGTGCTTGGGGTTAAGCCACTCAGTGACGTTTGGAAGGAAGTTACGCCCGTTGCCACGGTAGAAGATACTTTAACGTAATCCGTGCCGTTGTAATATACAAACGCTGACTCGCCTACAGCAATAGACACACCGGTCTGGCCCGATGCTTTGAACGTCACGATACCGCCAGTGGCTGCATTGACCACTGTGTATGTCTTACTGTAGCTTGGAGCCGTGACTACTTTGGCTGTGGTCAGCGTACCCGTCACCCGCACGATGGCAAACTGGGCTGTAACTGTGCCCGCGCCTGTCAGACTGGATACGATGTTGGAGGCTGTTGCATCGCCAGTTGTGTTGGCCAGAGTTACCGCGCCGTCGTTTGTCAGCGTCAGTGTGGCTGCAATAGCGATGTTGGTGTACTGCGTAATACCGTTGTTAACAGTATCGCCCCATGTGCCGGAAAGCTCACCTTGTACTGGTAAAGCTAAACCTAGTTGTCCCGTTGCGCCTGTAGTCATTTAAAGCCCCTGTCTGTACGTAGCACTTGGCTACATTGTATTGATTATTTGCCAGTCTGCGTTCTCGCTGTTGTCAATTAGACTCCAGTAAAACACACCAAAACTGCCAACATTACCCATTGCCTGACTGCCTGTAATAGCAACCAACCTTGCGCCCATTGACATCGTGCCAACAGCGCCTGCCGCAGACACGCCTGTGAGGGCTAGTGCCTTAACGGGAACTTCGTCTCCAATAAGCCCTGAAGCGCTGACACCTGTCAGTGCAATTGACCTATCTCCGACCGAGACGTTACCAACAGAACCTTCAGCCGAAACGGTGGTTATTTGGAAATTAAACTCCAACGTACCCGCTGCGCCAGTGGCTTCAACACCTGTAAGCGCAACTGTCCTGCTAGACCCCAGAGTACCAACGGCTCCCGCCGCCTGATTACCGTCAATGTCAGCGCCGTACGTAAACCCGACTGTTTCCACCGCGCCTGTAGCAGATACACCAGATAACGCTACAGTCCTATCTATTCCTACAGTACCAACCGAGCCTGTAGCTATAACACCATCTTCATTCTCTGCTGCGCTAACAGCCACTGTTCCAACAGCGCCCGTTGCCCCAACCCCTGAAAGTCCAGACTCAACTCCGGGGATTGAAATCTCTCCCGGCAACCCCGTGGCTGATACCCCCGTAAGCGCAAATTGTCTTTCCGCGACAGTAACTGCCCCAACCGCCCCAGTAGCCGCTACCCCTGTAATGGCTACCTCATATATAGCTTCCGCCGTAACTGTACCAACACCGCCAGACGCGGCAACGCCAGAGAGTTCAGATTGCTGACCTCCCCAACTATTGTCGCCCCACGCCCCTGCGCCCCATGCGGTTGTCATGTCCTGCCCTCCAGTTTAGGAGGATCAGGTTGTTGCCAAACGGATCAGCGCAGTGGTTGTTGTGTTAGAAGGCATCGTCAAAGTGAACGTACCAGCAGTCACAGTCTGTGAACCAAAGGTGTGGACGCTCACCGCTTTATTGCTTTGCGTTGAGTTATAAATTAACACCGCATCAAACGCTGTAGTCAAAGTTACGTTGGTGTACGTAATACTTGCTGAAGGTGTAACAAACGCAACGCCCGCTGTTGCGGAGCTATTAGTCGCTGTTGGGGGTGTGCCAAATGTGACCGCTACGCCGCCAGCCGTATAGTTTGTACCTGTTACTTCGCCTGTAGTCGAGTAAGCAGTAGTGCTTGCGTTGTATGTAGCAGAAGCTAAATACAAAGCGGCTTTAAAACTATCTGTTGCCCCTGATGCGCGAACTGGGGCAGTGCCAAAGTTATGGGTTGCGGTCATCAACTCGCCCATGAAGCTCGTTGTCATTGCTTGGGTATTTGCCATGATTGGCTCCTTAGTTAAAAGATGCGGCTTCTGCCACAGAACTTACATTTTTCTTAAGAGCCACATGCACCGAACGATGCACAAGCTCTCCATCTAACCAGTACTCCACCCATGTGGTCGACTCGTTGTCATTATCCAATGAACCTTCGCGCTTTTCAAGCAATGAATCGTCCATGTCGCCTTTGGTTGTAGTAACAATCAATTTGAACTCCTAATTAATGAAGTGGTTGGGCCATTGACTGGCATTGTGATGGTGAACGTAGTTGTAGAAGTTTTGTCTGAACCAAAGTCCAATACCGCTACTGACTTGTTACCCTGTGTGACGTTGTAAATCAACGCACATCTTGCGGTGATTGCGCCTGTCCAAGAGATGTTTGGGAAGCCCACGTAGGCTGTGTACCCAGAAGACGACACCGTGATGGGTGTTAACTGTGCCCCGCCAGCAACGTAAGTACCTGTGTTAGCTATTTCGTTTGTCGTACTGTACACAGTTGTGTCTTCGTTCAAATCCGCGCTGGCTGTGTACAGGGCAATCTTAATAACGTCAGTTGTCAGGTCATGGATACCTTGGTACAACTGCGCCTTGAAGCTCGTGGTCTGGGTCTGGATAATCGACATATCAAGTTACCTTCTGACGGAACTGACCAGAACGATAAGCGTCTTGACGCTCCATACCATCACCCAGACGCTTGGCCAACGCAAGAGCTTCCATGAACTTCTGGTTGTACAGCGCCATCATGTCCTGCTCACCCTTCATGTAGGTGTAAGCCTCGACCAAAGAACCGTACAAAAGCACAGAGTCAAAGTTGTCACCAAGCCATGTAGTTGAAGCCGTGACAATCGACTGAGGGTAATAGTAATAGTGCAACTCAACTGTGTAGTTGGCATCGGGCTTTGGCCCCACAATAAAAGTCAACTCAGTTGTAATTGTGCTGCCACTGACTGTTGGGCCAAACAAGGCGTAGTACCTTGGCAAACCTATATCGCTAGCACTGGGGTAAGCTTGACGAATAAAGTTAACGTCTTTGTTCAGCAAATACTCGTAGTTGCCAGTAGCATCAATCACCGCCAACGAATACGAAGCTAGGTAGTCATCGGGCGCACTGAGGTATGGTGTTGTTGTGGACACCACGCCCGTCACGTTCTTGCGAATAGACGGGAACTGAACCGAGTTATAAATACGCTGCTCAGCTTGCTGAACGAACACGGGAATATTAGCCACGAAATCTGCTTCCGTGTTCTCCGTGTACGCTTGGATAGCAGCGCTGAGTGCGGCGTAATTCATGCCATTGGGCCTCTGGCCATAGTTCCCTTGGTCGCCGCACCGTTACCACGGGTGACGATACCGGATGTCTTAGTGGTTTCGTTACCGGCAGCTTTGCTGATGTTACCAATAGACATATTAACGGTGTCGGCTTTACTGCGATTGACGCCAGAACCGGGGTTCTCAGATATGCCTACAGGCTTACCACTCATGGTGTGTGGTTTGGCGTATGCAGAAGCAGGTAGATTGTTAATCTTGGCCATGTTATTTCCCCTGATTTTTAACTTTAGCCATACCGCGACCATACTGCATCATCATCTCATTGGTCTTACCGCCCTTGGCAAGCTTTGTAGGCTTTTTGCCGGGGTGCATGTTTTTCTCGTGCTTGCCGACAGCAGATTTAATCATCTTCTTGTCTTGGGCTAAATCTTTCTTGTCCATACTAGACTCCTATGTAA